TCAACCTCCATCACCCAGTTGCCATCTTTTCGCGGACTCGGTTTTGTTACAACCGCTTTTAAATCGTCTGTATAATTTGCGGGTTGATTATATTTCATGCTTATCATCCTTTCTACGCAAAATCAAAAGCACCCTCGGTCGAGAGTGCTTGAAAATCATAATTATCTTTTTTTAAATATTATCTGTTCTAACGAAAAAGTAATCAAAATCAACAACAAATCGTTCTTCTTCCAACATTGATTTGACATAAATCATTGCTCTTGGATTATCGCCAACATCCAACGAGCTGCTATGAACCTTTACGTTATCGATATAGAAATCTGTTATACCCGTTGATTTCGTATACTCAATCCTAAAAACATGCCATTCCCCCCAATTTATCGATACAGCAGCAGAATTATTAACCGGCAACAAACCGCTTTTATATGAATAACATCTAATCTTTGAAAAATCACCGATATTTTTCGCAAAACATTGGTACTGTTCGTAACTTGCATCAAAACACCACGGCCCTAACGTATAGTAATAAAATAGGCCAAATTTAAAATCAAAATTGCGTGTAGGCTGTGGGATTCTCGCACGAAATTCACAAATTAATTTACCTGTAATTTCTTCGGATTTTATAGACGACACACTACTTAATTGAAATATTTGATCAGCCACACCTACAGACAAGCCACCCTCTGTATTTGAAGCTAAAATAGCAGTATTATTAACTATATTCCCATACTCGTTAACAGGCATCCAAATTTTAGGATTATACGGTAATACATCGAAATCATCACGCCAAATTTTATCATCTACATTTGGATATTGAGCTACCGCAATTTGTTCCGGCGAAGGAATACTGCGTTGATTAGACCGATCAACGACGACAACCCTGACGTAATACATAACTCCAGGCGTTAATCCGGTTACTACAATCGGAGTGTCATAAGTAATCAAATATAATGTTTTATCAATTCCGTTCCATTCGCCGGGTGAATTAGGTTGGCTAAGCCATTTTGAGCCATCCCAGCCGGTTGGGTCAAAATTAGCAGTTTTGCTTATATATACCTCAAATTGTTTAAAATCAACAGGCTTTTCGTATGGCAATTCTATCACTCCCGTTTTTGGAGTTTCCGGTGTGTATGGCGTTTTATTACCACCACTACACCCCAACCCAAAAAATGTAATTAAAACTATCAAAAGTAAACGCTTCATATTATCACCTCTAAAGTCAATTTTTTTACATTTATATATATATTATCCGACTCTAGAAGTTAATTGTAAATCCCTTTACAAAATTTGTTATTGAAATATTTGTAATTTGTTTCGGCGGTCCAGGTTCAATTACATACACCTGTTCCGGAACTTCGTCGAGGCTTTGCTCAACTAATCCCCAAACATTAAACGAGGTCAATTTGATATAAATGGTTTTGCCAATGTCCTCGGCGCGATATGGGTATTTAAAAATATTATCGTCAATCCGCACAAATTGTGATCCAGCAGGATGATCGCCTACCGCCGATCTATACGCGCCTCTTACTAATCCGGTTAATTTGTATTGATGTGTTCCGGTGAGTTCTGCACCCTCATAAGCCAAAAACTCGCCATCCACCCAGCACAAAGTGTTGAAATAAGCCGCATCTGTAGCAGTGCCAGAATTGAGTTCACCGCGAGATTCGGTAAGATCAACAGATAATTCGCCGCCAGTCGTAGTTAAAGGCGCAGTTAATTTTCCAGTCCGACATGGACCATAAATTTTTCCAATCATTTTATAACTCAGATTATCGTCAGAAATCCAAATCGAGCAGCCGCCCCAATATTTGCCGGAACCTGAAGCGGCAATCCATATTTCGGGACGGTTTGCGGTAGTAAGTTCTTTTGGGGCTTCAAATATAATTGGAGGATTGGCGTTCCCTGGATGTGCATTTCGGTCAATCATATAGCGACTAGGCGTTCCTGTGGTGAATTTCGCGCCGGAATAAGCTCCTGGTTTCCGTCCGATTGCCGTAACACTCAGTTCTCCATCCTCATCCTCCTCAATAGTGTCAATGATTACCGGAATCGGATTCGGACTAATTACAGGGTCATAAATCGTTATAAAATCCCCGGGTTCCAAAAGACAATGTGACCAGCCTAATTTGAATTTGTATTTATTTCGTCCATACAAGCTCGCCCGGACCAACATATTAGCCACGTATTGCGCCCGATTTCTAGTATAAATAAAAGAAAGATCGACTTCGGGCATCGATCTTCTTCCTCTGGCGTTTATATCGGTTAAAATCTCGCCATCAACAACTTCTTCTTCGTAGTTGTTTTCTCGATTAATAAACTTGACAGGAACATGGTTATAAGCTTCTGCATTACCCACCCTCTCAAATTCGACCATCGGTTCGTCATCCAAGAAATCATCGGCAGTTAATTCATAAAGCGGCTCAGTGTCCGGCTCATAAACTACGCCGTTTCCCTCGATTCGTTCGTCGCATTTTGGCACAAGCTTTAATTTGTTTTGTGACCAAAACACAATCGTATTAGTGGCTTTGCAAATTTTATTGATGATTTCGTAAGCTTTTTCGGTTTCGGTTAGCGACAATGTGATGTATAAATTAGCAGCTTTACAATATGTTCGGTATCTCTCGAGGCTCTCCGGATCGATTCCACCAATGCCAAATCCAACGCCGTTCAATGGGTTGGTACAAATATATTCGATAACATCAGCCGGATTAACATCTATTCCGTCGCCGGTATTCAACAAAAAGCCCTTAACCTCAAAATTCAGTTGGGGCACTCCACCAGAAGACCCAAGATCCATCACTCCGGCAACATAACCAAGACCGCTATATGGCAATGCTTTTACGGGATATTTTGATTGTGTGTAGCTCCATGGAGCCTGCCCAATCTCGCCACGAAACAAAGTGAGATTAAGTGCTGATAGGGTAGTTTCTCCTTCCGAAGTCCAGACTCGGTCGATATCAATCGGGCCCTCAGCTAATCCTAAAAGGACAGCTGCTTCATAGGTGTATGATGTGTTTTCGATTTTACCACCACCTTTTCCGGCGCGCTGAGTGTCAACGTGCGGAATAGCAGTAAAATCATAGTAATCTATAACATTACCCGAAATTCTAGCGGTACCAAAAACTATAGGTACAACAACCCCATATGTCGCTTGGTTGATTTGGAATCCAGCTAGTTTATCCTCGCTATATCGTACGGTTTTCCCACCCAAAATTATCGCCTCCGTTTAGGCCTGTAAAATCCAGTTAGTCGGCTAGATCCGTCATTATAACATAATAAAGCCTCTCTAGCATCCGAGAGGATGACACCCATCCGAACATAGGAATGAATTACTCTAGGCCATTCAATTACAATAGCTGAATGGCTAGAGCTTTTCCCAAATCTAAACATCGCAATATCTCCGGGCTGTGGTTCATCGACCTTATTACAATATTTTAGGATATATTCCAAATACCGTTCCTCGGCCCGATGCAGGTGGATTTCATGCGGATAATAGCCAGGATTACATTCACCGGGCTTGAGATAGCCGACATTTTCGTAAACACCAATCAAAAATTGCCCACAATCAACGCCGACGCCTTTTAGTTTAGCCCCTCTGTGGTATGGAGTTCCAAGCCACGTCATGGCTTCTTTAATTACTGCCTCTCGTAGTTTCTTATTCATTAGATAATCGTCTCCTTCAATGGAATGTAAGGAGTCGCTCTGTTCCTGTTAAAGTTGTTGAATTTACTTCGGCATTTTTCCGGGGTTTTGTCGCATCCAGGGTAAATCTTGAATGTGTCGCCGACAGCCGGAGAAGTGTCAAGTGGTATCAGCATGATAACCCGCCCATTCGCCTGATAAGACGCTTGAATCGGTGCTGATACTCCTGACAATGCCCCAGACGTAAATTCAATGCCGCCTTGTTCAAAATAACCATCAGCTCTGACAATAGTAGTGTTAAAATCTCGTATTCCGTTTACAGCCGTAATGGTTCCGGTTGTTATATAATCACTGATTTTTAATCCACAACCAGAATCATATAAAGCATAAGGACAACTTGGGTAATATTTTCGCAATGGATACTCAACATTAAGTTTTTGCACACCGGATTTTACTGACCATCTCATTTCCAGACCGCCGCCAGAGTCAATGTCGATATAGCCGCTAAACCATTCAATAACGCCGATTACAATCAAATCATTTTGAGGATTGATGGTATCATCGCCGCCGACAAAGCGAAGCAATAACCCTTCATCGAGATTGCTTGGATGATCCAAAAAACATCGGTAAAGGGTTAATTGTGCTTCGTCAAAACCACCATTATGAGCCACTTGCATCATCGGCGAACCACCGATTTTATCCACCTCATTACATGCAACAGTAACCGTCATTTTATCAACGGCTATACTTGATGTGAGTTTGGTTCGTGTCCGCTTGAAAATTGGCCCTTTGTGGCTAAAAATACGTCCATCGGGCAGTTTTATGGTGCGGTCAAAAGCAGCGTAACGGAAAACGAGACCACTTTTCAAAGTGATCTCATATAAATCACAGATTATAAACTCTTTCTTACTATGCAGATATGCCAGCAATCCGGGCGATACCTTTTTCATTTAACAGTCACCAACTTAATCGTTTTTAAGCGGTAGAAATTGTACCAGAAATGCT